TGAGGATGTCCAGCAGACGGTCGCCGAGCACGGACCCGATGTTGGAGTCGAGCGCGTACGACAGGGAAAGCTCATCGAGGCGGCCCTGCTGGACGGCGATGGCGAGCTTCATGCCGGTGTGGACGGGTTCCCGAACGATGCCATGCTCCGTGTAGATCATGGCGCAGCAGATGGGCTGCTCCGGATACTCGGTCTTCGAGATGATGTCGAAGAAGGGAGCGAGGGCAAGCCACAGGGCCGTGACGACGAAGATGCCGCGAACCAGGAGGTCGTCGCCGGAGACCACAATCGGCGTGCCCTTGGGGAACTCGTACTGGAGCATCGCCTGGGCGCAGGTGAAGTCGGTGTTGAACCGGTAGGTGCCCGGTTCGCCGGTGAAGCGCATGATGGCGCTAACCCAGAACTGGTGCTCGAAGGTCAGCTTCTGCTCGATGTAGAGCTTGACGATGTCCTCGTCAATGCTGAACATGCGGAGGTAGAGGACCTCACGATGCAGAGCTTCAGCCTTCTGGCTGCAGTCGAACTGGGTGAAGTCGTTTGTGGTGAACGACTTACCGCGGATGAACTCGCGAGACCACCGGTTGGTGTCGCGAGTGGTCTTTCCCCCGATGATGTGCACGTGGGGGAGACGCGCAGCCATGTGGCGGTCCATCATCAGCGTGCAGTAACGTATGATGGGTCCAAGAAGGAGCAACCAGCCGTCGCTGAGGGTGGCGATGGTCTGGCACTCCTTCAGCTTGACGACGAACTGCACGGCGTCGGGCGAGTTCAACCATCGCTGCGTGCTCGGCAGGGCATCGGCCGAGAGGGGGTCGGCGGGAGGCTTGACCTTGGCCTGCGTCTTCGGGAAGATGTAGGCATGGTTCGAGGCCCAGTCCGCCGTGGCTGACTTGGCGTCGCCCGCGCGGACGAAGGCCCGACTCTTCTTCGTGAGCTTACTCACGTCGGCCTCGCGGTACGCCTTCTCCATGAGGCCGAGGTCAATGGGGATGGGGGCGCCGTCGAGCTCCATGAGGCGGCAGAAGGCGTCGTGGAGGGCGATACCGGCCGTGCGTTTGCCGGGGTCGGCGAACTGCGCGCGGTTGCGGGCGATGGTGGACTTCGGTAGCCGCTTCTGGCGGGCGTGGTCGACCAGAGTGGGGTCGACGGCCGGGTTGTGGGTCGGGACGGCGCGTGCGAGGTCGTGGCCGAAGGTGCCGTCATCCGTAGGCTGCTCCGGGAACTGCTGAGTCCGACGCCCGTTGACGAGGATGTCGTGGTCGGCGGGGTCGAAGAGGGGCAGCGCTAAAGTGGCGAGCTCCCGGAGGGGGGGGGCGCGCCAGTTCAACCGGGTGGTCTCCTCGCGGGCGGGCTCGTTCGGGGCCGAGTGGTTGACTTCAGGCTCGAGGTTCTCCATGCGAAGGGCCGTTCGAAGGTTGGGGAGCACCCAGTCAGTCGCAGTGGCGTCCTGGGTGGCCGAGTA